GGGACTTATATTTGATGCGGCAGTTGCGGTGACGCCGCTCACCGCGCCCGTACCGCTTACACCTGTTGCACTTATATTTGATGCGGCAGTTGCGGTGACGCCTCCCACCGCGCCCGTACCGCTTACACCTGTTGCACTTATATTTGATGCGGCACCTGCGGTAACGCCTCCCACCGATCCTGTACCCGCGGACCCTACAGCAGGAATTGCTGCCGTTAAATTAACAACTACTCCGCCCACGGAACCTGTTGAAGATACCCCGGTAACAGATTGATTGACACCACTGGTGGTACTCGCTGCGCCTACCGCGCCCGTACCAGCGGAGCCTGCAACAGCAAACGATTGACCTATCGTTACCGCGCCTGCGGACCCTGTACCCGCTATCCCCGTTGCTAATATGCTTGTCGCACCCACAACAGATACACTGCCAACAGAGCCTGTGCCTGCCACACCTCCTGTGACGGTGACGTTAATACCTGTTGTGGTCACAACAGAGCCTGCGGACCCTGTCCCTGAAACTCCCGCTACGGGAATAGCCGAGTTTGAAGATACGGAGGCAGGGCCCACAGAACCAATAGAACTGAGCCCTAGCACGGCTGGAGTGTTTGCATCTGTTTCTGCTACAACAGTATTAAGAACCGCTGTGCCACTAACGCCCGTGACGACTATATTAGCCTTAGCTGTAGTAGTTACAGATCCCAGAGAACTTGTTCCCGCCACGCCCGTGGCTGGGACGACTGCATTACCCTTAACAGTTGCAGCGCCTGCGGAGCCTGTTCCCGCCACGCCCGTGGCGGGTATGTTTGCAGCGCCCGTTACAGTTGCAGCGCCTGCGGAGCCTGTTCCCGCCACGCCCGTGGCGGGAACGACTGCATTACCCTTAACAGTTGCAGCGCCCGTAGAACCCGTACCTGCCACGCCCGTAACAGGAGGCGTACTAGCTATAGATATACTTGTAGCGCCAACTGAACCCGTGGCTACTACACCGTCGATCAGAACTCGTTCGTTAAGACTATTCCAAGAGCCGGAACCCCAACCACCACGGCCCCAGCCAGAAAAAGGTAGCGGCATGGGTTACCCCTTTACTTAGGCGATACGGATAATAGCGTTACTAGCATCTGCTGTTGGCATTACTACGGTAAAGTCACCTGCACTAGCAGCTTTATCAGCCCCAAAATCAAGCACAGCTACCGTTGGATCACCTGTAGCTGCCTCGTTATAGATCAACGCGCCACGAACAGCAGAAATAGTCACATTACTAAACACAACATTATTCATATCTACAAGGGCGGTTGTACCAGACGCAACAGGGGTTACTGTAGTGATGGCGTTCCCTTTAGCGGTGTAGTTTGTACCACTAACCTCATTGCCAGAAGTGTATGCAGTAGTAGCCGCATTAAAACTTGCGCTGTTGGTGTACATCGCCAACTTAAAGATGTTGGATGCTGCGGTGAAATTGTGAACACCCTTTAAAGCTTCTACTTTAAAAGAAGTACACATAAAGTTTCCTGAGAATGCCATTTACATTTTCCTTATATATTCAGCTAGTTTTTTATGACCAGCATCATTGATTGCATTATATACAGTAGTTCTATCGCTTTGTATAGCTTGACGCATGTAAACTGCGACAATCCTTTCGATCTCATTACCGTACTCAATTGCCTGAGCGCGTAGAGTAGGATGCGCGTTTTCTGAAACAGACAAAATTTTGTTTACACACTGGTGCGCAACTTCTTCTGGGGTAAACCCCCGGTTGTTGGTGGTAACAACTTCAACTTTAAAATCGTTAGGCATTGAAGCTGGGAAAGACATGTTGTTCATACTGTAACCTTTTTACTCTTTTTTTCGAATAATTTGACCCGTGCGATATTCGTCCGTTACTTCCTTGCTTTCGCCAAGAAGTTTAAGCCCCATGACGGCTTCAATAAAACGCTTTTCATACAAAGCCTGTATGTCGGGCTCGCCCTTCATAAATATATAGGCTTCCATTAAACTTCCATACAAAAGACCCAAATCGGCGTTCTCTGACAACCATGTTAATGTTGTATCAGCAGAGACAACCGTAATCACACCCGTAGCCCCGCTAGGACTAGCCGTAATAGTTTCACCAACGACATAGTTGCTACTAGGAATTGTAACTACTAACGATGTACTTGAAGAAACAGATTTTACGCCGCTACTTTCGCCGCTTGTGCCACCTGTAATAGTGTCGTTTGAACTAAAAGTTCCCGTTACGCTCGCGAGAGTTAAGGTGTATCTGCTTTTAGTTAAACTCTCTGGTCGGTAGAAATAATGAAGTTCTGCATTATAGTTAACGTTAGGTGTTGGAGCTATAATAAAATTATCTACGTCAAAAACCCCGTAATATTTTGGTGGTCCAGTTGTAGCCGCGTTAGGAGTATAAACCTGAAGAAAATCAGAGACCTTAAAATCTAAAAAGAAATAATTTCCGTCTTCTTGCGTAAAAGACAAGGAAAATGGAGCTAAAAAATCGCTTGGAACAGCTAAGAATTTGTTGTCCTTAGACATAGATCCCGCCACGTTTTTTCTAAACAAGCTTAACTGAACATTTTTTAAAATACGCTCTTCGGTGTTTTTTATAAACAGGGGAAGGTTTCTTACAAACGTAGTCTCATCGTTTTCAGTGTAATCCTGTATAGCCTGCTTTAATTCCGTATATGTAAAGCTCATGTTATCACCGTGACCTGACCTATTGCGCCGTCTAAAGCAGCCGTGTTCTTAATTTCACTTGGAAGTTCAGAAGTTCCCGACGTCGCCCAATTGCCGTTTCCAAGATATATGATTCCGTTAGTGGTTATAACCATGAAAGGAGTGTTTGTATCAGGGGACTCTGGACGAGCGTCCTTCAATGCTTCTGGATCAGAAACCTTGCGAAAAGGACCCAGTTGAGGCTGCTTTAACTCAAACTCATCCTTACCCACCAACAAACCGTTCCACTCTTTGCGCATGTCTCTGTATCGATACCGAAAACCGGATCGATCAGAAATTGCGTAAGAGTTTCGGCCTGTGGCAAATTTGCTCATTATCCCACCCTGTAATAATCAAATCTAGGAGCCACGTTAAAAGAGGCCCGATCACGATCCTCCGTCATGGCTCGTTCAAACTCTTCTTCATACATCGCCTTTAAAAGTTGGACTCTCTGAGGGGCCCGCTTTACCGCGATATAATAGGCTAATCCGGCGGCTAAACACGGATAAAACCGAAAAGGCATATCTACAGTGTTTATATAGGTGTCCGCATCATCCATTCTTGTAAGTGCGTTATAAAAAATAACGTCTGTATTGTTTTCTGGAACAGGCCAAATCTTTAAACTTGGAGTAACTTGGCGGTCTAAAAAGAATTGGTTTGGGCGGCTTTGAGTAGTCTTGTTTGGAATATTTAAATAACTATCACGACTCAACCTAGATAATGCAAAATCCGTGCCGTCCCGTTGAACTACCACAGAAAGAATATCAATTACATCCGCGCCTAATGGATAGGCACCCGTTCCCTGAACTAAGGAAAGGGTTCTCTGTGCGATAGTCCACTGGTTTAAACCACGGTTGGCCCACTCCGCCAGCATAAGGTTTAAAGATCGCTTGGCCGATTTAAGGTCATAGCCAGTTCTTACCTCTAAGCCACAACGCTCAAACGCCTCTTCAATGTATTCAGCTACATCAAGTTCAAAATCTACGCTGCTAGAAACTGCCATCTCATTCCTCGCTGTAAATATTATCAAATATTTGGTTTACATCTAACGTATAGTCTAAATCAGATTTAGAATAATGTACATGCTGTGAAGGCTTGAAGTCGGGAGCGCCTTCTCCAGTTTCAAACCAAGCCGGGTGAGTTACCCTTACACGGTTATTTGGTAACGCCACGATGTTTCCTGTCCACTCGCCCGCGTCTAATAACTGCATAACATGAGCCTGTTTGTGTTGAGCCGGATCATCCGCAACATCCGTATCAGTATAATCAACCGTAAACATGTATTTAGCAGGAAAAAATTTACCGTCTATCTTTGCCATCCAAGGACACGGGGTAGCTCTTTCCAAAATATACACCGCGTGTGTATGTGAGGGACAGTCCCAAGGTTGTGTCTCGTGTACGGCCATAGGTTTGGGCCACTCTTCAAAAACTTCGTCTGCAACCAAAGCGGTTATAGGCATGCGAGCCCACATTGCACCGCCGTGAACATTAGCATCACCCTCCTCATCAGCTTCACAACCCGTAAAGATTACTTGGAAGCTTAAACAACGGTTGGGCATTGTTGTTACGGCAATGACCATAGCATGCAGGAATTCGCCGTGATAACGCTCATGGTTGACCGTAAACTCACGACGAACCCAACATTTAAAGTGCGGTATATTACTCTGTAAAAAAGGCATTTATTTATTATTTCTTTCTTTTAACTGCGCCGCCTTTAGCGTAACCCTTTTTCTTCATCATAGCGCCGCCAGACCTTTTCTTTACAGCAACAGGTTTTTTCTTAACTAATGCACCGCCTTTAGCGTAGCCCTTTTTCTTCATCTTGGGGACCCCACCTTTAGCATAACCTTTTTTCTTCATCATTGAATTGCTCACTTTCATTTCGCCACCAATAGCAGCAGTTTGAGGGGTCTTTGCAGTTTTAGCAGCAGCCTTAAAATTAGCCGCAGTCGGGGCCCCCGTAGAACCCGGCTTTCGCATTGTTTCTTTACTTCCAGCGGCTATCCGCCGCTTTTTAGCATGAATATTAGCGTATAATCCCTGTTTACTCATAAAAAACTATCCTCTATGTTTTGACTCGGTTACCGAGCACACCTTTAAGAGTCTTGGCCTGACCTGCATGAAGCTTGGAAGCTTTCTTGAGGCCCTTAATAACTTTTTTTACTTTTCTTTTATTACCTTTAGTCAACGTCATGATTTTGCCTTTCAACACTTCCATCTTTTACGAGCTTGGCGCAAACGACTGTTTGGATCTTTTGCAGCCTTTGGAAACTTTTTCATCTGACCCGCAGAACGGGCGCAGTAAGACTTGCGACGCTTGGCATCTTTGCTTCCCGCTTTAACTTTACCAGTAACCGCGGTCTTCAGTTTAGATCCGGGGTTCTTTTTTCGGTGAGCCTCAACGCCCTTCTTAGTCATTCCCGCCCCAGATTTAGTGGGACGGTAATTTTTTTTATTCCGTTTTATTGGTGTATCATCACCCACAGTAAACTCCTAAGCGTGGAACGCGGTAACCATTTTTGCCCCAGAAACATTAAACTGGATCATCAGATCCCCCC